TGTACCGCAAGATGCAAGCAGAGATACAGCGTCTGACCACCGAGTACGAAACTCAGATCGAAGCCATCAAAGCGCAACAAGAAGGCGTGAAGATAGCGCTCAAAGATCAGATGCTCAAGCTCGGCATCGCATCGGTGCGAACCGACAGCGGTACGGTCACGCTTTCTACAAAGACGCGGTACAACACAAGTGACTGGGACTCTTTCAAAGAGTTCGTCAAACAGCACGATGCCCTCGACCTGTTCGAGAAGCGCATTGCACAGACCAACATGGGGACTTTTCTTGAAGAGAACCCCGGCGCTGTACCTGCTGGCTTAAACACAGTCACAGAGTATTCAATTTCAGTTCGCAAACCAACCAAGTAAAGATGAAAACATACCCACTAGAACATAACCCGCTTGTTTCGGGCGTGCAAGAAGGATTCAAGACGGAAGCTGAAGCTATCGCTGTTTGGCGGACGCTTAAAAACCCGTATGAGTTCAAAGTCAAATACATAACGACCCCGTTAACGGGCGAGGTCATTGCGGTTGTCTTTGAAAAGGGCAACCCAGAGGACTACAAAACTTTCTATAAATTCGGTGAAATCAACTAAGGAAATCAAAATGAGCAACGTAGCATTATTCAACCCGTCCCAAGTCCCTGCGCACGTAAAAGCGCGGGGCGAACTGTCAGCAATTGCCAAAGCCCTTGCGGGTGGCGGTGGAGCAGCCGGTGGCAAGCGTGTTTCTATTAAAGGCGGGGTGTTCCGTCTTATCAGTGGTGGCAAAGAAGTCGCTGCAATCGAAGAGCGCTACCTAGATGTGGTCGTGGTCAACGCCGCGCCCAATGTGTCCCGCGTGTTCTACGCAGCCAAGTACGATGCCGACAAGGTAGCCGCACCTGACTGCTGGTCTGCCGATGGTGTAGCGCCTGACGCCGCAGTGAAAGAGAAGCCCGCCGCCAAGTGCGACGCTTGCCCCAACAATATCGCTGGCTCAGGCCAAGGTAACAGCCGTGCTTGCCGCTATCAACAGCGCTTGGCTGTCGTGCTGGCAAATGACATGAGCGGTGATGTGTTGCAGTTGACGCTGCCAGCGACTTCGATCTTCGGCAAAGAAGAGGGCGAGAAGCGCCCACTGCAAGCGTACGCTCGTTGGTTGGCTGCTCAGAACATCGACCCGTCCGAAGTTATCACCCGCATGAACTTCGACACCAAGTCTGAGTCTCCCAAGCTGTTCTTCAAACCAATGCGCTGGCTTGACGATGCTGAAGCGCCGGTCATCAAGAAGCAAGGCCAGACCACTGATGCCAAGAACGCAGTTGCCATGACTGTGTTTAAGAACGACACGGCCAGCGTGGCCGCACCGATTGATGTGCCGGGCAAGCGTCCTGCCAAAGTTGAGGCAGCGGCAGCGGCTGACGAAGATGAAGAACCCGTGGTGCGCAAAGAAGAGAAGAAGCCAAGCGCTGTGCCAAAGGCCAAGGGCACCCTTGCCGCAATGGTTGACGATTGGGACGAAGCCTAAAAGGAGTTACGGGGGGAAAGCGGATGCTGGAGTTGAAGTCGCCTCGACTAGTACGCATGTCGTGCCGCCAAAGCTAGTCCGCTACAGTGCAGCGAGTACCCCCACCTAATACACATATGGCCTACTCACAACAAGTTATAGACACGGTATCTAAGTCTCCCAAAACGCTGGGCAACCAGCTTGGGCGCTGGGCCGTGCATCTGGACTTCCCTGTCACCAAGATCGCGTACGCCACTGGCGCATCGCGGCAGACCATCTACAACTGGTTTGGTGGCGGTGAAGTCTTCGTCGCGTACCGCTCAACGGTCAACGCACTCTTAAAAATAATGCAATCGTCCAGCACAGCGGACGAGGCTTGGAGAAAAACATGCAAAGTATTCGACCTTCCCAACTGACAGATGAAGAACTCCTGCGCCAAGTCTATTTGATGGGCAATGAGATGCTGCCCAAAGACTGGGTTGAAGAGCTGTGCGTTCGCATGGCGCGACTCATTGACGACAGAGCCGCCCGCCAAGATAGCCATCAAGAAGGCTTTGAAGAAGGCTTTGAGGCCGGTGTAAATTACGCGAACGACCCTGAAATGAAATAAAACCTAGGACGAATATGACACCCGCTGAATTTCTAGCGGTGGTTTTACCGTCTCCGGGTCTTGGCCTGTATTGCGCGGTAGAACTCACAAAAAAGAAGGAGCACTTTTATGCGGAGACAATTGATGACCTAATTCCCAAGATAGACGCATGGACAGCCGCGTCATACGATGTGTTCTATGGGGTAGCCGCCTTCGACACGAAGCGCGGCGCAGATAACGCACAGTTCGTTAAGTCGTTCTTCATCGACATGGATGGCTACGCCACCAAGAAAGAAGCTGCCAACGCGCTCATTAAGTTCATGCAGGACACTGGCCTGTCAGAACTTGGAACGCCGTGGATTGTTGATTCAGGCGGCGGGCTGCACGCCTACTGGCCTTTGGACGAAGACATCCCTGCCACTATATGGCGACCTGTTGCTGAGAACTTCAAGCGTTTGTGCGCCCAGTTCAACTTCAAGATCGACATGACGGTGACAGCGGATTTGGCGAGGATTCTACGGGTCCCCGGCACGTTCAACATGAAGGCGAAGTACGACAAGCCGCGCCCTGTTCGCATACTGCAAGAGGGCGACATCTTTAATCTGGCGGCTTTCTCTGGCGTTGTGTACAAGCATGTTGAGGAGAAGTACGAAGCGCCCGAGCCAAAGATCGACCTGCCGGGTCAGCGCCCACAGCGCGTTCAAGGCGCGGCACAGGTGAACATGCTGGCCAATAGCGTGACTTTGTTTGCCAACTTGGAGCCGCACTGCGCTCAGATAGCCGACTACAAGAACACCGCCGCTGAAGACGGCAAAGAACCGGTATGGCGTGGGCTGCTGTCATGGGCCAAGGTCTGCCAAGACGGCGATGCGAAAGCGCTGGAGCTGAGTGCCATGCACCCATACCCAGAAGAGCGTATGCGCCAGAAGATGGCCGAGATCAAAGGCCCGTATCCTTGCACGAAGATGGACAGCGAGAACCCCGGAATCTGTACGGGGTGCAAGCACTGGGGCAAAATAACCAACCCGCTGGTGCTAGGGCGCGAGATCAAGGAAGACAACACCGAGAAAGTCATCCAACTGACGCCACAGGTGCCCGACATTGAGTTCGACGAGGAAGCTGAATTTAACGCGGAGGATGCGTACGAACCGGATGCTCCACTGCTTTCCAGCCCCGCATCAGTTACACGGCCTGTCCCACCAAGGGGGTACAGCTACGGCGAGAACGGCGGCGTGTACTGCGTCAAGAGCGAGGAAGATGAGGAAGGCAAGAAAGTCAAGAGGAACATTCAGTTGGTTCCGTACGACTTGTTTGTGGTTGATCTGTTGAAGATGGAGAACGACCACTTGGTACACATGGCCGCTGTACGACCCGAAGGCGTGCAGACGCTCAACTTTCCGCAGAAGTCTATTGTCAGCAAAGACGAGACGCTGAAGTGGCTGGCCAGCCAGAACATTGTGTCTACATTCGCAGGGCACGACAAGATTCTGTACGAGTACGTCCGCGCTTGCGTGGGCGAGGCCAGTCAGAACCGCAAGCCAATCAGTGTGCCGTCACAGTGCGGCTGGCAGGACGACAACTCCTTTGTGTACAACAACCGCGTGTTCACCGCAGACGGACGGGAGACACAGGTTCCTATGCCGGGGCTGGAAAACATCAACCGCAACACCAACGGGCGCGGCGATTTGTCCAAGTGGCAGAAGCTGTGGCAGACAATTTTTGTGAATAAGCCCGACATGGACATAGCGTTGGCGCTATGTATAGACTCTTTCGGTGCCCCGCTCATGCGCTTCACTGAGTACGAGGGGTTCGTCTGGCACATTGGTTCGCAGTGGTCTGGTACAGGTAAATCACTGGTGTTGAGCGCCAAGGCTGGCGTGTGGGGGCACCCACTGCGCTACAGAACGGGCAAGAGTACATCACCCGTGGCTATGCAGCAACGCGCTGGCTTGCTCAAGAGTATGCCGCTGCTGATTGACGAGATCACGAGCACGCAGCGCGAGAACATGGAGTGGGCACCCGCTTTCATATTTGACTACGCCGAGGGGCAGGGCAAAGAGCGGATGGAGTCCGGGGCCAATAAGGAGCGCATCAACAACAGCAACTGGGCATCGACTTGTACGATGACTGGGAACGAGAAGCTGACCGACTACATGGCGGGGGCACGCAAGCACAGTTCAAACGGCGAGTTGCTGCGGATGCTGGAGTGGAGCCCGCACACGAAACTGATTTGGACTTCAGAAGAGCGCACCATGCTGCTTGAACTCAAACGTAACTATGGGGTGGCTGGCGAGGCTTGGGTGCGCTGGTTGGCCAAGAACCAGAAGACTGTTGAGGAAGTTGTTGGCAAAGTTCACATACACCTGAAGAAAGCCATGAACTTCACGGACGATGAGCGGTACTGGCACGCTGGCTGCACAACAACTGTGGCCGCTGCGGTGCTGCTGCGCTCTGAGTACTCTGGGATTCTTGACGTAGAAGTCAACAAGATTATTGCTGCGCTGCTCAAGTTGGTTAAGACGGCGCGTGGTGTTATGACCAGCAGCGTGCGCTCGGCTGAAGATGTGCTCAACGCGTACATTGGCGACAACTACGGCAACTTCATTGTGATTCGCAAAGTCGATGGCATCGTGATGACTGGCTGGGGCGATGGTGACGGCACCAAGGACTTTTCCATAACCCGCTCAAAGGTGCTTGGGCGCGTAGAGCACGGGATGGCAACGCAAGGCTACCGCGAGTTCTATGTTGAGGAGCAGCTTATGAAAAAGCACTGCGTCTC